TTATTGGGATTTTAACCAAGATGGTTTCCCAGATACCGTGTTTGGTTGTCCGTTGTTGGGAAGTGGAAGAGTTTTTGATTGCGGTAAGAGGGCAAAGGAAAGAGAGGGGGAGTATGTTTTTACTTCTTGTCCTTCAAGACCAGAAGCTTATGACAGAGGGTTGAAATATTATTATTATGTAACAAGGAAAGAATGTTGGGAATGTTTAAGTTGTAAAGCTTGGATAAGGAAAGACACGAAATATTTTCCAAAAGCCGTGAAAAAGAGGATAGAGTGCAACCTAAACGATTGAAATTAAAGTTCAGAGATGTTATATGGATACGGTGGGTAGATAGTGACTATTCCCCTGACTGGGAACATTATAATAAGAAGTCTCTGTTGGCGGATAGCAGGGAGTGTCAATCTGTTGGATTGTATCTAACTCAAGATAAGGAGGTTATAGCGTTCTGTCAATCTAGTGACTTTAGCCCAGAAAATAAATGTGTGGTACACGCACAAACTACTATCCCCTGGGTTTCTATTAAAGAGATCATTAAAATTAAAGATAAGGTGAAGATTTGAGTGATGAACTTGTAAGGCCAGAAAAGAAGCGGGGTAGGCCAAAGGGGTCTAGGACAGCTTTGACCTCAAAGGTGATAGAGGATATATTCCGCCATTGGAGCAAGAATGGTAGCAAGGCATTAGAAGAGATGGTAGAAAAAGACCCCGCCTCTTATGTAAGAACCATAGCATCCTTAATCCCAAGAGATGTTAAATTACAAACCGATATTAATGTGAGTTTTATTGATGCCCTCAAACAAATTGAAGAGCGAACCAGATTGGAAAAAACGACTGATATCGTGGAGATCGAATCCAGTCCAGTTCGTCAAAGAAGTCTTTCAAGTGGAACCCGAAAAATGGCAGAAGGAAGTCCTAACATCAATAGTTGAAAATGATAGGGTGTCTGTCAGATCGGGTCACGGAGTTGGAAAGACGGCTATGCTCTCCTGGTTAATACTGCATTGGTTGATTACACGGTATCCATCAAAAATTGCTTGTACCGCACCAACCGCTCACCAGCTAGAAGATGTGCTTTGGGGTGAAGTTGCGAAATGGTATCGAAGGATGCCTGATGGACTGAAACAATTGTTGAGGGTCAGCAGGGATAGGGTGGAAGTTGTAGATGCTCCCCAGGAATCTTTTAGCGTGGCTCGGACAGCTAGAAAAGAACAGCCTGAAGCCTTTCAGGGTTTCCATAGTGAAAATATGCTTTTTATTATAGATGAAGCCTCTGGCGTGGAAGATATCATATTTGAGGTAGGGGAAGGCAGTATGTCTACGCCTGGTGCTAAAACTCTGATGACTGGGAACCCGACTAGAACATCAGGGTACTTTTATGATTCTTTTCATTCCAGTAGAAATATGTGGCAGACGTTTAAGGTAGGGTGTGTTGATTCCAGTATGGTAGGAGAAAAGTATCTGGAACAAATGGCTGAAAAGTATGGCAAGACAAGTAATGTATATAGGGTGCGTGTTTTAGGGGAGTTCCCAGCAGGAGATGAAGATGCGGTTATTCCATTGGCTTTGATAGAGGAAGCAGTTCATAGACAGGTAAACCAAGTAGAGGGTAGTATGGTATGGGGATTGGATGTTGCCCGATTTGGTTCCGATAGATCTTCGCTTGCCAAAAGAATGGAGAATACCCTTACTGAGCCGATTAAGTTTTGGAGAGGCAAAGACCTGATGCAACTATGCGGGATTGTTACGGAAGAGTATAATAGAATGAAAGGATGGGAAGTTCCGAATGAGATCCTTATAGATTCTATTGGGGTTGGGGCAGGAGTTGTTGACAGGCTATCGGAGTTGGGTTTGCCAGCCAGAGGAATTAATGTTGCAGAGACACCCTCCATACAGACCCGCTTTAATAGGTTGCGGGATGAACTATGGTGGAAGGCTAGGGAATGGTTTGAAGAAAGGAACACGACTCTTCCTAATCAAGATGAACTCATAGCTGAACTCTCTATGCCTAGATATAATTATACGTCAGCAGGGAAATTAAAAGTTGAATCTAAAGCTGAAATGAGAAAAGCAGGGATGCAATCTCCTGATTTAGCAGACTCTTTATGTTTGACTTTTGCCCATCAATCTGCCAAAAATAATAGTAAGAGGATAGTTTATCCTGATATGGGGATCGTATGAGCCTACGAGAAATCGCAAGAATAAATGAATTAGAAAAAAAAGTTGAATCCTTAGAAGTATTAATTAAATCTTTAATGGATGCGTTTGCAGAAAAGAAGGAGCCTCATTTTGGCAAAAAGAAAAAAGGTAGATGACGAACAACTAAAGACAATAATTGACCACGAAATCCGAAATTCACTTGGGTTTGGCGGGGAGTTATTTGAGCAAAGACGAAAAGCTATGGATTACTACTATGGTGATCCTTTTGGCAATGAGGTTGAGGGAAGATCTAAAGTAGTCTCTACGGATGTTTATGATGTTATTGAGTGGATGATGCCTTCTTTAATGAGGATTTTTTCCTCTGGGGATGAATTAGGGAGATTCGATCCGCAGGGGCCAGAAGATGTCAAGGCCGCAAAACAGGAAACAGAATATGTAAACTACGTTCTTAATAGGGATAACAACGGATTCAAGATCTTGCACGACTGGTTTAAAGATGCCTTGATGATGAAGAATGGAATTACAAAGATATGGTGGGATGAATCAGAGGTAGAGAAAAGGGAAGAATACTCTGGCCTTACAGATCTGGAATACCTGAACTTAGTAAATAAACCTGAAGTAAAGATTATAGAGCATAGCGAAAACGAAGGGCAGGAGGAAATGGACTCTGGCCTTACTGAAGGAGAATTTATTAGAGGAGATGTCCTACACGATCTTGTAATCACAAGAAAAGAAACAGAAGGAAAAGTAAAGATAGCAGTTGTTCCCCCAGAACAATTCTATATCTCAAGAAGAGCAGATTCTATGGAAGATGCTATCTTCTTGGGGGATAGGATGTTAATGACGATCTCTGAATTAAAAGAGATGGGATTTAAAGATGTAGATGACATTGTTGGGAATGATGAACAATGGTGGAGTGAGGAATATCAAGCAAGACACGACTACGATGATTCCGCATTAACTACAGATTTAAACCCAGGGACATACGGGGCTGAAAGAAAAATATGGGTAGATGAATGTTATATAAAAATAGACGCTAACAATGATGGTATATCAGAATGGGTTAAGGTTTTAAAAGCTGGAGAAAGAATACTATCAAGGGAAGAAGTTGACGGTCATCCTTACGTTTCTCTTACTCCAATTCCTGTTCCTCATAAGTTTTATGGGTTGTCATTAGCTGATATTACTATGGATCTCCAATTGATTAAATCTACCTTGTGGCGAAATATGTTGGACAACTATTATATGTTGAACAACGGTAGATACGTTATGGTTGAGGGTCAGGTTAATCTTGATGATCTTTTGACATCCAGACCAGGAGGTGTAATTAGAGAAAAAGTTCCAGGGGCTGTAAGACGATTAGATCAACCTCAACTACCTAATTCTTCTTTTACTATGTTGGAATATATAGACAAGGTAAGAGATGAAAGATCTGGGATAAGGGTTTTCCAAGGATTAGATGCGGATACCCTGCAACATACAACTGCTACTGCGGTATCTCAGCAAGTAACAGCCGCTAATATGAAAATGGAAATGATCGCCAGAATTTTTGCGGAAACTGGGGTCAGGGATTTATTTTTACGAATCCACGAATTAGTAATTAAACATCAAGATAAAGCAAGGATGGTTCAACTAACAGGAGAGGAATGGATTCCTGTAGATCCTAGAGAATGGAGCCACCGAGCGAATATGACTGTTACCGTAGGATTGGGTAATGGAAATAGAGATCAGACAATAATGAATCTTAATATGTTGGGGACTCATTTATCTAATATTAGACAAGACCCAGAGATTAAATTTATTGTTCAGCCTGAGAATGTTTACAACTTACTTAAAGAAGCTACCAAAGCTATGGGTATGAAAAACTACCAAGACTTCTTTACTAACCCAGTAAATGTTCCAGATGAATTAAAACAACAGGGACAAGAGCAAGATCCGATGGCGGCAGTTCTTCAGCAGAAAGCTAAAGCCGATATGATGAAGGCTCAAAATGACCAGATGAAACATCAGATAGAAGCGAAGAAACTTCAAGCAGAAATGCAACAAGACCAAGTTGAAAACCAGATGGATGTTGAAAGATTTAAACTGGATATAGAAAAACTCAAACTTGAGAAAGAGAAGTTAATGGCTGATATGATGATGGAGCGAGAAGAAAATAGAATTAAACTTTTAGAACTTGGAGCAGAACTTCAAGAAAAAAGATCTATTAAAATAGGGGAATAATGGCAACCAAAGAAAAAGAAATATCAAGAGGAAAAGAAGCACATAGAATTATAGATGACGATTTATTTAAAGAAGCGTTTGTAGATTTAAAAAAAATCTATATGGAAGAATGGGAAAATTCTCCAGCAAGAGATCAAGAAGCAAGAGAATCATTATGGATGGCTATAAAGATGTTGGGTGCGGTTAAAGATCACCTTACAACTATTATGGAAACTGGTAAATTGGCTGACCGCCAGCTTGAGGAGATGGCAAGAGAATCTTCTGCAATGCGTGGGGTTGCAAAATAAAGGAGAAGTAAAATGCCAGAAGAACAACAAGAAAATGCTAATGAAGGAATCTTTGGATCTTACGAAGCTGTATCAGATGCGGCAAAGGCTATTGAAAGCCTTGAGCCTGAATACACTCCCCGTGAGAATCCGCCAGAGTCAACGGATACGGCAGAAGATGACTCTGTAGAAGAGGTCGAAGAAACCTCTGAAGATAATGATGATGCCGAAGTAAGTGAAGAACCTGTTGAGGATGTAGAAACATTTGACGTTGATGGCAATGCTGTCAGCTTCGATGAATTGAAATCCAGTTACATTAGAGACAGGAAAAACACGCAAGGTTTGCAGGACTTTGAAAGCCAGAAGCAGGAAATGGGGAAAGCCCAAAATCTTTTGGCTCAACAAAGTCAGCAATATATGCAAGCTCTGGAGGCTCTGGATAAGCGACTTAATGATCGTATTGAGGGATACGATAAAGTCGAGTTGGAAAGGCTTCGGACGGAAGATCCTATGGAATATTTTGCCAAACGGGATGAGTTGCGTGAGTTGGAAGAAGAACGGAAAACTGTTCAAGAGTCTGCTGTTAAAGAAAGACAGGCTCAAATAGAACAAGCCCAAGCAGGGCATACCGAACTTCTTAAAAAAGAAGCTGATGCTTTATTGAAACATATTCCTGAGTGGACAGATCCTAAAAAGGGTCAGGCTTTAAGGAATAAATTAAAAAGTTACGCATCTCAGCAAGGCTATAAGCAGGAAGAGATCGACTCTATTGCCGATCATCGTGCTTTAGTTATTCTGAGAAAAGCAATGCTTTTTGATGAAATCAAGAACGCTGATGCGGGTGGTAAAAAAACACGCAACGCACCTAGGGTACAACGCCCAAGGGGTTCCGACTCCAGAGGTTCTGCTGGTTCGGACAAGCGTAATCGACAATTAAAGACATTGAAGAAATCAGGCCGAGTGGATGATGCCGCAGGTTTGATTTTTGATTTGCTTGAATAAGAAGGAGAAGTATAATGGCACAACCAACTAACACATTTGACTCCTATGATGGAGCAAATAGTAACAGGGAAGATCTTGCGAATGTTATTTATGACATTTCGCCTACAGATACTCCTTTTATGAGTTCAATTGGGCGAGTTAAAGTCCAATCTACAACTCACGAATGGCAGACAGATTCGCTTGCCTCTCATACTGCTGATAATAAAGTTATTGACGGTGATGAAGCGACAAATGACGCTATTACTGCTACTACCAGAGTAACCAATAAAACTCAGATTTCTGATAAAGTAATCGTAGTTTCTGGAACTCAGGAAGTTGTTAATAAAGCGGGTAAAAAATCTGAAGTAGCTTACCAGATTGCAAAAGCTGGGAAAGAGTTAAAGCGAGATATGGAAGCTCGTTTGACTTCTCCACAGTATATGGTAACTGGCAGTTCTTCTGCCGCTAGAGAATGTACTGGTGCGGAAACTGTTATGACCACGAATAAGTCTCACGGAACTAGTGGTGCTACTACGGGTAGTGCTGATGTTACTGATGGTACTCAACGTGCTTTAACAGAAGCTATGGTAAAAACCCAGATGCAAAATTGTTTTACTCAGGGCGGAAATCCAGGGATGTTGATGTGTGGCCCGTTCAATAAAACAAAAGTTTCTGGTTTTAGTGGTATTGCTACTTTATATCGTGACCAAAAGAATGTAGGTCAGGGTGTAATCATTGGTGCGGCAGATATCTATGTAAGTGATTTTGGAACAGTAAAAGCTATTCCTAATCGTTTCAGTAGAGATCGTACTGTTATGGTACTTGATACCGATTACTGGGCAGTTGGTTATCTTCGATCTTTTCAGGTCAAGCCTTTAGCACGAACTGGTGACTCTGAAAAACGTCAGATGCTTTGTGAATATACTCTTGAGTATAGGAATGAAGCTTCTTCTGGCAAGGTTGCAGATTTAACTACTTCCTAATAACAATTGAATACGGGAGGGGTGTAGTTTGCCCCTCTCTTATTCTATATTTGAGGATATTATGCCAACAGTAAGAGGGAAGAAATTTAGCTATACAGAAAAAGGTAAAAAAGCGGCA